GTAAACCTCTCATTTGTTCACCGAATTTTAAATTAGATTCCATAGGTGAAGTAAACTGTCCCCCGCCCATATTAGCTGCATCAGCAGCGTCCATGCTGCTCATTCTTGTTCCTACTTGACCTGAACTAGTATCAATTACATTGCCAGCGTCGTCCGTAGTGACTGCATTTGGGTTTAAAAACTGTTGTGCAAAATCAGTGCCGACAAGTTTTTCTGTGCCTTTTGTTAAAGCTTGATTGACTAAAAAACTCTGTAAAGGATTCTTTTGATACTGAGACGTTAGTATATTTGGCAAAAACTTAGTTGCCATTTGAACCATAGGGTTTGCTTTGCCAAAAAATGGCAATCCCGTTACAGCTCCTGCTGCAATAGCTATGGCTTCTGGGCTATTTTTAAGTGTTGCCCTAACTTTTCTAAAAAAATTTTTAAACATGTACTCCTAGCAATTCATGATATTGTTAAAATGCAAGGAGGCTGCCTTGAATATACGCCTAATTAATTGTATATTTATAGGCAAATTATTGATATATGACAACAGATAAATCATAAGTTAGAAAGGAATTAAGATGGCAGAACAGCTCAAGCACGAATTTCAGGCATTTAGGCCCTTCGGTCCTACTATTTTTAAAGGTTCTTTACCAGAATCGCTAATAAAATTGTTAGATGATAAAGCAACGCAAATTATGGAAAATAAAAAAATGTCTAAAGATTGGGATCATTCTATGCATCTTGCTGGTAATGTAAAACAAGAAGTTAGATATCCTCCAGCGTGGATGATATCAACTGAGTTTGCACCCATGAGCAATTCTTTAAATATGATAATACATAAATATTTAGAACAACCACCCATGGTTAATACTATATCGCCAGATAAAGTTGAAAAAGTATTAATAACTAGTATGTGGGTCGTATCACAGTGGTCAGGTGATTTTAATCCATCACATGTTCATGATGGTGATTTGTCTGGTGTGATATAT